AGTGTCCACAGAGAAATATTCAGTTGTTGACGTATTTAAACAATATGCAGACACATATATCTTCATATCCAATTCCTCAAATGTTGGATCACACCCACATATTTCAACCATTTTTTCACGTATTGGGCCTATATCAACAAAACCAAACTTGTTAAAAAAAGAACCTATACGTATTTTAACAAATTCAGGGATATTCAGAGACAAAGATACGTTTAATATTTCATCAACGGACATCCCCAAAGCCAAAAGTAAAGCTAAAATTGAACCAGCAGATGACCCAGATATTTCCTTAACATCCACGAGTTTAGATTCCATCGCCTTTAGAGTCCCAATCATTGAGTATATACCCATTGACGCGGGACCTAATACAAGGTATTTCATCCTCCTACTTAATAGAATTGAGGAAATTGCTTGCGTAAAAGCGCAAACACCACTGCAAAGACAACGGTGTGGGTCACAACCGCTGGAATGCTGGTCTGACCCGACCGGAAGAGACCACCGGAGCCTGGAGGGATAGTGAGGAGGAGACCGGGGTTGAGGGCGATGAAGAGGGTAGTGGTCACGAGAAGGTCGGTCTTGGTGAGCACGAGACCCATCGCGCGAGCAACGAGGCTGAACACGAGGAAGAACACGAGAGCGTGGAAGAAGACGGCCATTTGGCTGGTCTTGCCGTTCATAAACTTGACGTCCTTGCCCGCGGTGGTCACGAGAACACCGGGGCTGAGCGCGAGAAAAAGGGCGGCGGGTACGGCAACTTTGTGGGAACTGATATCGGGGAGCATTTAATATATACACATATAATTTTTAGTGTAATCAACAAAGTGGTAAAATGTGGCACCTCTCATCATCTCTCCATGAAGACCACTACGAGTTATGATTCGTCTGAGAGTTTCCCAGATATGATGAAGATTCTCTTCATTTCCACATTCACATGTAACACGTTCTTGGTAAGGGTCATGCTCCATGTAACAAAATTCAACAAAATCACAGAATTCCCCTGTATGTTCAATGTGTGCATCATGCATCAAGGTGTTAATCATACCCCACATATACCATAATTCATCTGAATGTTGGATTTCCCAATCTTCAACATTAAGAGGAGTGTTATCATTAAAATCTTCATCGTCACTGACATCGGCATCAAAGCCAGTGGTCGCTTCGTATACGTACTGACCCCAAACCATGGTTAGTTACTTATCTTCTTTCTCGGGCTTTTCTTTTATACCAGTTAACGACAGAGATGTGGACTCTTTTACTTTAAGACCGTCCTTAATCGCATTTAAAGCACCTTCAACTTTAGCTTCGTCACCACCAAAAAACTTGAGTAGTCCCTCCTTAATGGCATCCTTATTCATTCCAGATTTACGTACCGACTTACGTATACTAATTTTACCTTTCCTGAGGTTAATGGTATCAATACCCTGAGCAATCATATGTCTCTTGACCGATTCCTTCAATCGCTTCTCTTCCTGGTTGAGGATTTTGATATCAGATTTCGCTTCAGAAAGCTGTTTAGAAAGGTCTACAAGTTTAGAGACACTTTCCGAAAGTTCACTTGGCACTGACATACTGTATTATATAAGACTAACATCTATTCTTTAAGTGAAAATTAGCACAGGGAGCGGTGCATCGTATCAGGGACAATAGTGGAATTATTCCACACGAAAGGGTCCTTAGGGTTAGGGGGATCAGAACGGAGCTGCTGATTAGCATTACGGAGAGCACCACCGACAGTTTCTGGGAAACCAATCTGCTGGCGAGGCTCGAGGAAGTTCTGACCAGCGAGGATGTCCTCTGGGGCAAACTCACCAAAGTCCTCAGCAGAAGCAACCTCACGGGGGAGTAGGGAGGACGCAAGACCGACACCCTTATCCATACCACACCCGTTAGCTACAGATGGGCCAACCGATGGACCAGTGGATGGCGCCATCTGAGTGGCGGCATACTCACGCTCGTGAATAGAATACTCGGACTTGTTGTTCATAGTGAAGAGTAAGTAGACCAACACGGCAACCGCGGCCACCATCAAAAGGTTTTGGGTACGACCCTTCTTCATCATCTTTTATATATGAGCAACAATTTTTTTATTCCTCAACATCGTCAACAAAGGCATATTCTTCTGGGTATGTGTCAAGGATTGGGTCTGGATGAACCCTGATCTGGACAATATTCCACGAAGGACCGAAAGACTTTTTGGCAAACCAAAGTCCAGCGAATTCGAGAATAACGTCACACGTTTTACCGGGCTGGATAGTATCGATATCAACATTTTCCTGTTCGGAATTGAAAACCTTAGTAACATCGATGCGCTCGCCTGTAATCTGACCATCGGCAATACTGGAAGTGTATGCACCCTCAACAACCGCATCAGAGAGCTTTTTACCAAACCAAGTCTCCGCATTTTCAACAGCGGCGCTGAGATTCTGTTCATCGATCGCCCGAATTTTACCGGTATTCATTTCCGAATTAAGATTCATAACGACGTCTCCTGAGATATCAGCGATACTGACCTTATTCAGTTGAACGAGACATTTACGCTTAGAATCAGTGAGGGTCTTCACGAAGTAGAGACCGTCTTCACCTTTAGCTGGGGCGTTGTAAAGCATTTTTATATATATCATGTGTTTCAATTCTTTAAACCAACAAATGGTATAGCCGCTGACTTATTAATGATACCCTTGGGAACCCATATGTTTCTCCTGGGATTATACCCATAGAGGGTATTGGTGAAATTAATGTTCTTGGGTAGTTTCTTTGCGTTTTCAGGTCTCAAATTGACCTCATTTTTCACGTAGGAATTATTCTTAACATTCTTCCATTTCAAATCCTTTAGGTTTAATCGTTTGTTTCCTGAAGAGTTTTTGTATCCATTCACACTGGTATTCTTTGTAACAGGTTTTAACCCGTAAACTATCTGCTTAGATAACTTATCCTCTGAGGGTTTAGTGGTAAAGTTTTTGTACTTGAATGGATCCACCCGTCCAGCTTGGGTCACAGAAACACGTGCGTTTTTCTTAGCAGCTGGTGCACCCCTACTGATGATCAGGGGTTTTATACGCTTGAAGAGGTCGTCAATAGAGTTTGTAGCCGATACCTTCTTATCAAGGAGTTGTGCAAGTTTTACAAGTCTCTGACGGTCTTTCTCCTTCTTCTCTGGGCGAAGCTTAAGTTTACTCATTAGGTAGATGTCTTCGATCAAAAACTCTCGGCTGGCCACATACACTTTGTTATTTCTAACTAACTTACCCGTATCCTGATTCTTGTAGGTTATACCTTTACGCCTGGTGAGGACAACTTCATAACCAAACTCATTGGGTCTCATGAAAGGAATATCGAGGATACCTCCAAGGGTTACATTCTCAATTTTACCTGTTTTAGGGGAATAGAATCTCGTATTCAAATCGAGAGCAAATAGTTCCACATCAATGAAAACATCACCTTTTTTGGGATCATTCCCCGAACCAGACTTCCTCTTCTTAATTAGAGTGTACCTACGAGTCACAGTCGGTCCAGTGAGTGGGAGACTTAGTCCCAAGAATTTGAAAAGTTTGGGGTTTTTAGTCCTCATCATAGTAAGTCGCTTCCTCACACGGGTGTTTAACTTTTTTGCAGTTTCACCCATCTTGTCCCAAAGAATCAATTTGGTTGCTTGAAGTTTTCCAAAAAACTTTGGATTTACAGACATTCGTGGGACAAACTTTGCATCAATATCTGTAGTGATGATGCGGTTATTATAGTCCATGTATAGGTTGAAGGCTTCACCACCACTCACGATGAGATCACCCATGTTCTTCATGTGCTCCGAGATTTCACCGATAGTTTCCAAGATGATATCTCTCAAAGAATTTGTAATCAAAAGATACACAACCTTTTCAAAATCCTTTTTACTGTGAACACTGTGAATACGACTCCTGAATTTTCCAAGATCCCTCTGTTCATTCCTTTCATAATACTTTTTCAACTTGGCATCCTTGAACAATAAATTCTCATCTAAGAATTTCTTGATCGCTGCTTCTGAATAAATTTCAGTGTCCATTATTATATTCTTACATAATAATATGATCTGTAGCATAATAGACGAATGTAGATGTTTCGCGTACGACGATGTTGATCCAAAGAGAATTCAATTCTGTGGAGTGAGACGAGGACCTAACGTTGTACCATGTCCAGAGAAAGAGTGTTGTGAGGATGGCTGCCCTGGGCAGGTGTCTGGTCTAGAACCCAGAGAACCATTCAGAATTATAGAACGTCCCTCACAGTTACCTGGAAGTTCTGAACCAAGCCCCGAGTTTTATATGCTGATACTACTTGTTCTCTTTTCAATTCTATTTATTACGTATATTACTTAAAGATTACGAGAGTAAAAAAGATATAATGTCTCTTGAAACCATTCAATCTGAAATTGCTGCTCTCCGTGCTGATGTTAAGGCTCTCACTAAGCTCATCCGCAAGGTGAAGAACACCCAAGAGGATCCTAATGGTGAGAAGGCCAAGGCCCGCGCCGCCAACAACGGCTTCAACCGAAAGCAGGAAATTACACCTAAGTTGCGCGAGTTTCTCGGACTTCCCGAAGATGAGTTGATCTCCCGTTCCGAGGTGACCAAGTTCATCAACAAGTACATCACCGATAACGGACTCAAGCATCCCGACAACGGTCGCCAGTTGATCCTTGACGACAAGCTCAAGGAGCTCCTTCAGCCTCCTGCGGACGTTACCGTCACCTATTTGAACCTTCAGAAGTATCTCTCTCCTCACTACGTGAAGAAGGCTTAAAAAAATAACACATAACAACAATATGTCTGTCTCAAAAGAACAAATTGAACAACTTATTGGTACAAAGATCAAGGATCCGACTTTCTACCAAAAGGCTTTCACCCATAAATCCGCGCTCAAAGAATATGAACAATTCGATGAATCATTTGAAACTTTGGAGTTTATGGGTGACTCTGTACTAGGTTTTATCATCACTAAGTTTCTCTTTGATCGTCACGAATCAAAGCAGGAAGGTTTCCTCACAAAAGCGCGTACGAAATTGGTCCGTTCAGAGACCCTTGCAGATATAGCCCTAAAGTTAGGTCTGAATAAACTTGTTCTCATGGACGAAAAGGGTATGAGAAACGGATGGAATAACAACCCCAAAATCCTTGAAGATGTTTTTGAAGCCCTCGTGGGTGCGATCTATATGGATCTCGGTCTTCTTCACGCAAAACAGTTTGTTCTTAGAATCTATCAAGATCCAAAATATGTGGATCTCAATTCTATTATGGTTGATGATAACTATAAGGATCATCTAATGAGATATTGCCAGGTTAACAACCTACCCCTCCCTGAATATCGTGTCGTTGCCCATGAAGATGGTGTATTCTTCATAGATGCCATGATAAATAACAAATATGCTGGCAGAGGGTATGCCAAAAGTAAGAAGCAAGCGGAGCAGAACGCAGCCATGATCTTTTTTCAACACTTTCAACACCAACTTAAAAATTACCAGCTATAGTATTTTAATATGCATCCGAATGTCAAAGCCTTAATTGAAAGGGAATATGCAGCGCAGAAGTCAGAAGAGTGGCTTGCTCTCCGTGGTAACATGCTAACTGCATCAGATGCCGCTACCGCGATTGGCAAGAACAAGTATGAGAAACCCGACGATCTTCTACTCAAAAAGTGTGGTCTAGGTGAAAAGTTTACTGGGAATGCTGCCACCCGGCATGGTGAAAAGTACGAGGACGAGGCTCGTATCCTCTACGAAGAGAGACATGGAGAAGTTGTTCATGAAATTGGTCTTTGTCCTCATCCGGAACACACGTGGCTCGGTGGAAGCCCTGACGGTGTTTCTGAATCAGGTAAGCTTGTAGAGATCAAGTGTCCTCCAACGCGTGCGATCATTCCTGGTGAAGTACCAGAGCATTATATGCCACAGTTACAACTCTGTATGGAAATTTTGGATCTAGAAGAAGCCGATTTCATTCAATATAAACCAGCTGAGACAAACTGGCCCCGACCAGAGGAATTTGACGTTACCAATGTGAAGCGGGATCGTGAATGGTTCAAAACCTATTTA